AATTTGTAAATCAATTTTTTCATCTTTTTTAATTGATTCACCTAACAAATCTCCATTATATTTTTTATGAAAAAATTTAAGTTTTATCCACTCAAGAATAGTTGGTCCAATTATTGACGTTATTAATGCTGTAATTATAGTTACTATTATCGGTAACGGTAATGAATTCATAATTATTTTTTAAGATTTTGTAAATATTTAATTGTTTCTTCTTTATTTTCCAATAACTTTTTCTTTGAAGAACCAATCCATTTTTCTACATCACCAGCTTCTGTAATAAAAGATTCATTTGAACCGTTTATTACTTCATCAATCCATGTACTATAATCGGTGACCATATGATCTAGATCTGAGTTAATAATATTTTTTTCATATTCTTCCCAAAGTCCTAGTTTGCGAAGATCTGTTTCAAAATCAATTTGACAGTTAAAACATCTTTTATATTGTATATAAAATAATTTATCGTGTTTATTTTTCATTAAATTAGAACAGCAAGGACAAAATAGTGGAAGGGTTACTTCCTTCTTTGCCTTGTCTAATTTAGTAATATTTTGTTTAATACCCTTTATGATAGTCCACTGTCTTCCATCTTCTTCCCATACATCTCCTTCTTCATGAAATTGTTGTTTTTTACTATAACCTACACCAAACGCAGTTCTTTCACCTTGTTTGCCTGTCATTAGGTTACGAAGGCGTTGAACGTCGGCTGATTTAAAATCCTTTTTTAAAACGTTTTCTGACATAGATTTATTTATGCTTTATTTTTAGATTCAGTAATTAAACCTAATTCTTTAGATAAAATTTTCATAAATGGTTTAATATTATGGCTACCATAATCATCTTTTATAATATTAGCAACAGCAATAGCAAAGTCTATATATGACATGTTAGGATCAATTTTTTCTATTGCTTGTTTTATTTCACTTGACAATAAATTTTCTTTAATCATTTTTTTAGATTCACTAACTGATTCTTTATTTTCTAAATCAAAATCTAACCCTGCGTTATTCATAACTGTGCCAATAATTTTTTCAGTTACTTTTTTATTTGGGTTACCTATTAATGGAAATACTAATGTATCATCTACTACTTTCCATTTTAATAAACTAGGTTTAGTAGATAATGTTTTAATAAAAGCATTAATTGCCATTTTATTTTTTACTGGAAATAATTTACCTCTTTCTTTTTCTATTTTTTTCTTAGCAAAGAGTTGACTAGGCCCAAAATGATTAATTACTGCTTTTTCAATATCTGATTTAGTATTTCTTATATTAGGAATATAGACACCATAGTTATCTATTTTTTCTAAAGCAGAAATAGCGTCTTGTACACTACTAGCTAACGGTGTTAGTACTAAATCATATACTGTTTTTTCTTTATTGCTTAATGAAGTTTCTTCTTCCTCTTGTTCTATTAATCTATATTTGTATATGTTCATATTATTTATTTTTAATTGAATCTTCCCAATTTCTAAAAACTATATTTCCGTTAAGATATGCTTCTTTCTCCAACTCTTGTAAGTTAGAATCCTTATTAGTATTAGTAGTGTTAACATTATTTAGTCTATCCTCGTTATCTTGTATGCGATGAATCATTTCATGAGCATATGAACGTAATATGTCTTTTGGATGTCTATTCAACGTATATAAAGTGATTGAACAATTAGTTGGATTATAATACGCTGTTTTACCTAATATATTTTCAGCATTTTTTACATCGCTGTTTACTATTTTTAATATAGGTAAAGGCATAATATTTAAACCTTTATCTATCATATGTTTAGTTAATGATGCTAAAGCTTCTTTAAAAGTAGAAGGTTGTAGAGTATGAATACATCCACAGTTTTCTTGTAATATATCTTTAATTAATTCTTTAACTAATAAACTCATTTATTTTAGATGTATATATAGAAACTTAGAAAGTCTAAATCCGTTATAAATATTAAATAAATATGAAAAACATTAAGATTTTAATTTAACAGATATAGGAAATTGATTAAAGGATGGTTTATTATGAGTATTTTCTAATTTATATATATCATATATTTTAGTAAATAAATTCCAATTTTCTTCAAGAGGACGTGGTGAAACATATATTTCCCATCCTTTACCTTGAATATTTTTTCCTTTTTTATCATCACCACGTTTAGATGATTTTAACCATATTACGCCTGTATTTTTTATTTTTTGGTCATTATTCTCATTCCAACAAGTAGCGTACGCTGCTAATTGTAAATCATATGATGTATGTAAGCTATTAGATGTTTTAATATCTAAAATCCATAATTCATCTTTTAATTTAATAACTAAATCACATGTTCCTGCTATCTTATGTTCATGAGAAAATAAATGAATTTCACTTTCAATAAGTTCTGGTTTTTCTGTTTCCCAGAACTCAACAAATTTAAGTAACATTTGCCAAACATGTAATGAGTAGTTGGTGTTACCTTTTTCATCTAACCAATCAAGTTTTTCACCAGTTAAATATTTTTCAATTAAACTATGAGTTAATGTACCATCATCTGCTGATTTCTTAGCTATGAATTCAGCGTTATGACCTACATCTTTAAGCCAGTTTTCAAAAAATTTACCTTTAGGAAAATACTGTAATATATTAGTTACAGATGGATAATATGTGTCTCCGTATTTATAGAATCTATTATCTAAAAAATTTACTTGATTATTTTTTTCATCCATTTCAAGTAATCTTTTAATGTTTTTTTTATGTACTGATTGTCCTTTTTCTATCATATTCTTTGAAGTTTTTTCTCGAGTAGATTCGAGAATGTTAATGGTAAAGTGTTTTGAATTAAATTAGTAAATTTTTCAAATCCCATTTCACTAGGATCCTTATCTTCAAGATTCACTAAATAAACCTCTTTACCTTCGTTCATTAGTGTTTCACAAAAATTTAATGCTTGTTTAATAGCATCTTTATCTAAAGCAATATATATTTTTTCAACTGATGAATTAATAATTTTTAACATTAAACTCTTTTGTATTGTCTTACCTAATAATGGTATAACGTTACGTTTAATAGTAATAGCATCAAACATGCCTTCACATAATGTAATAGGTACATTCCAATTAATAAAATGTTCTAAACCAATGATATCTCTAGGTACATCAGGATTTTTATATTTAATAGACGAGTTTTTATTAAAGTTTCTTGCGGTAAAATAATTGAGATTTCCATTTGTATTATACGATGGAATAATAATCATATTAGAAAATATACCAAACTCACAATAACCAATATTATATTTAATAATATCTTCTTTAGTAATATTTCGATTTTTTAAATAATATAAAGCATGTTTAGCAGTTAAACTATTTAATGATGGGTTAATAAGCGAAATAAACTCTTTAGGTAACTCTGCTCTCTTATCATCAACCACTTCAACTTGTTTACCGTCAGTTTTTACTAACAGTCTTAACTGGCTGATTTTACTAGAATCTACTTCTAATTTTTTAAATAAAGTAGATAATTTTTTACCTTTAAATCCACATACCCAACACTGGTAAAATTGAAAATGTGTTGATGTTTCTTCTAAATTTATTTCTAATTTTAGTTTGTGGTGTTTACATTCAGGGCAATGATATGCTCTATTACCTCTAGAGGTAGATTTACTCTTACCTAAAACCGAATCTATTAAAAATACTAGAGCATTATTAGTCATAAGATCTAACATATGAAATAATTTTTAAGAAGCCAAATTTAGACTATAAAGTCTTTTTTGTAATAGTGGGAAAGGATAGTCTCATTATAAGTATCTCGTAACAATACATCTTCTTTTATTTGATAAGATACTTCCCAATATGTTAACATTTTTTTATTAGGACATAATTTTAATATTTCTCTTTTAAATTTTTCTGGTCCTAATTTTTTGATGTCATCAAGTAATGGTTTACAACTACCCCAATAATCTTTCCAATTAGATTCTTTAACTACTAATTTTTTAGATGGAGTACGACCACGTTGAGTTGGTAAAGATGCCTTTTCTTTTTTTCCAAGTTTAACATTGATTTTTGATTCAAGTTGTTTTTTACCAATGTATTCTTTACCAGTTGTTAAATTAGTGATCCGGTAAATATATCCAAAAGTTCCTTCAGGAAAATCTTCTATTTTATCTATAACTTTATTTTCATGTAACCAATTATTCATAAATTTTATCTATCTAAATTAATAATAATTGTAGTATCAGTTGTTGGTGATGTAGGTAATGGTTGAGCTAATTTACCTATTGCTAATAAATTTTGCTGTTCATCATATAAACCTATTGTTGTAATGTACGGATCAAAATATGAACCAGTTACATTATTGTTTAAAATTCCTGATAGACTTCCAGTTTCATAACTACCTGTCATGGCACTTGGATTTAAAGTACTATTAAATTCATTTTCTCGAATAGTACATTTATATTGTGTTTCATAAATTGTATATGAACTAGAGAATGA